GGTAAAGATGCAAAAGATCAGATATTTAAAGGGATAGAAAAACTCACTAAAGCTGTTAGCTCCACGTTAGGAGCTAGCGGCAAGTGTGTTATCCTGGAAGATGATCAAGGAAAACCCATTATAACAAAAGATGGTGTAACAGTTGCTAACTCAGTAGTATTATTTGATGCTGTTGAAAACATGGGCGCTACGTTACTAAAAGAAGCAGCAAGAAAGACTGTTGAAGAAGCAGGAGATGGTACAACTACCGCTACTGTTCTAGCAGACGCTATACTAAGACACGCTGTTAAAGAAAAAATTAATACTAGAGAATTAAAAGAGGGAATTAATTCAGCTGTTAAAAAAGTTGTTAATTATTTAGAAAATATCAGCATACCGGTTGAAGGCAATATGATAGATCAAGTTGCTACTATATCCGCTAATAATGATTCTGAATTAGGTAAACTAATTGGTGGAGCATTTAAAGATGTGGGTAAAACAGGTATTGTAATGATGGAAGAGTCTAAAGACTTAGAAAGCTCTGTAAAAATAATTGATGGTATGCAATATGATAAGCCTTTAAAAAGTTTACATTTTGTTACTGATCAAGCAAAGGGTTCAGCTGAGTTAAGTAATCCTCTTGTTCTTATAGTAGAATCAAAAATAGAAAACATACGTAAAATACAAGGAGTTTTAGAGTATGTTATAAAAAATAATAAACCTTTATTTATTGTAGCTGACGTAGAACCTCAAGTGTTAGCAGCTTTAGCAATGAATAAAATGAAAGGTAATATCAAGGTTAGCATTGTAGATGCTCCAGTATATGGATTTACTAAAAAAGAAAAACTTAATGACTTAGCATTGATGACAGGCGCTACTGTTATAAATGAAGATCTAGGTGATGACATGGATTTAATAAGTGTAGATCATTTAGGTAAAGCTAAAAAAATAGTTAGTAACAAAGATAATACTATAATACAAGTTGAAGAAACACCAGTTGCAGTAGAAGAACTTATTGAAGAACTTCATGAAAAACAAAGTAAAGAAAAACTGCCTGGGTTAAAAATGGCATATGAAAAAAGACTAGCGTTGTTAGCTGCTAAAGTAGCCGTTGTCAAAGTAGGTGCTAATTCAGAAATAGAATTAAAAGAAAAAAGCGATAGAGTCGAAGACGCTATCTGCGCTACAAGAGCCGCTATAAAAGAAGGTATAGTGCCTGGAGGTGGAATTGCTCTACTAAATGCAGCTTTAAATATGGTTGAAGATAATGCTGGTGAAAAAGTTTTAGGTAAAGCTATATTATCACCTTTTAAAACAATACTAAGCAATGCTGGTTATAAAGAATATACAGTATCAGGTAAAGATGGTTATGGTATTGATGTGGTTACGGGAAATATGGTAAACATGATTAACAGTGGTATTATTGATCCTCTGTTAGTTACAAAAAGCGCTCTCATAAATGCGGCTTCTGTAGCAACAACTATATTATCAACTGATTGTATAATAAATAATATTAGATTACATGAGGGCGATAGGAAATAATTTAGTTATAAAAAAAATAGAAAAACCTAACCAGTCTACAAAAGGTGGTTTACTTCTTACTGAAAAACAAAGAGAAGATGTTAGGTTTCAAAAAGCTGAAGTAATCAATGTAGGTGAAACAGTTGTAGCGGTTAAAGAAAAAGATATTATATTTTTTGACAAAGCTGCTGCTCATAGAATAGAAATAGATAAAGAACCATATCACGTTATAAGACAAGAAAATGTTGTCGTTGTTTTATGAAAAAGCTAGAAGCAAGAGATCTTAAAGATTTAAACTTGTTAAAACATTACCGTATAATACGCAAATGGGCTTGTAAAAACAACGGCTTAACTGATGCTGAATTTGAGTTAATTATTTATTTAGACTGTATTGATTTGTTTACTAAAAAAGACTTTGAAGAAGGTGTTTATACTTTTAGTTGGAACAATAGAAGGTGGAATAAATTAATACAAAATGATTGGATTGTTGTTTGGAGAAATAGAAATAGAACCACACAAAAATTCAATATATATAAAATATCATTTAAAGGTAAACAATTAATTAACAGAGTTTATAAAATAATGTTAGGATTAGAAAATATACCTATGAGTGAAAGAAGAAACAAATTAGTTGCAGGAGATTCATACACAGATAAGGTTATGTATCATGCAATGTATAATGTAAATAAAGATAAAAACAGATGAGTAAAAATAGTCCTTTAAATTTTGGTTTCATGGCTGGTGCATATTCTGCATTAAGAGGCGCGCGTGGTAGAAAAAAACTAGGAGGTAGAGTAAAAAAATTAGAAAATCAAATAGGTGTTTTAATGCGTGATAGAAATAGAAACTCAGCTGAAGATTCTGAACCAGAATTTGCTGTTAGTCAGCCTGGAAGTTTAGAAGCTCAAAGTATGTCTGGCGATCAATTAAATGAACAAGGTCTTATGCCTTTAAATTCTTTTTCACCAGGAGCTGTTGGTGCCGCAGGCTCTATGTTTGGAAATACAATACCTGGATCTTTTGATAAAGACATGGGTCAAAACTAAGAAATAAATTAAAATAATTATGAAAAAACACAACTCACCATTACGTATGATAGAAGATAAAGCTCATACTCATGCGTCAAAAAAGAATTCTGTAGGTATTGTAGGTGAATCTCAAATATGGGACGGACCACTAGATCAAGCAGGTAGACCACACATTCCAGGAAGAAGTTCTGGTAGTGATGGTATGAAATTAAAATTAGGGGCAGTTCCTTACGGAGGAAGCATGCCTATAACACAACGCGCAAAAAGAGGATAATCATGGCATATAATCAAGGTAAAAATCCATTTAGTAAAAACCCACTTAACTTTAACTCACCGTTAAACAGCTTTGATAGTTTAGTAGGAAAACTAATGAATCAAGGTAAATCAAAAGAAGCTGCAACTAAAATAGCGGGTAAAGTAGCTAACGCTAAAATGAAAGGCGCTGGTTCTGGACCAACCGCTGCACAAAAGGCGAGAGCTAAAGGTTCTGCTGCTAAAATGGAAGATCTTTCAGGTGATGGTAAAATAACTAAAAAAGATGTATTAATTGGTAGAGGTGTTATTCAAAAAGATGGTTCTCCAGCAAAAGCTCATGATAAAAAATTAAAAGCTTTAGAAAAAAGAATTAAAAGAGTAAGAGAATCAAAAGAAGGTTCTGAAGGACAAGGTGGTATTGATTACGAATTACTAGCTCAGTTAGAAAATCAAAAGAAACAACTTATTGAAAGTCATGGTAAAAAAGCTAAAGAAACAGCTAAACCTTCACCAGCTAGTTTAAATTCTCCAGCAGAACATCATATAGATAAAAGTTTAGATGCTAGAGGTAATAAATTACAAACAGCTGTAAGTTCTGTAACAGGCGAAGGTATTGAAGAGGTTAAAGGTGAAGATTCAAACTTAAAACCGGTAAAAGTAGCAAAGAAACTTACTCAAGCTGATTTAGATGCAAAGAAATCTACAGCTAAAAGTAAAGGTATTGTAAGCTCAGAAGGTAGGGATGGTACTAATAGACAAGAAAGAAAAAAGCGTAGACAAGAAAGAAGAAAGATAAGAAGAAGTAAAGATCTATCTTCTACCCAAAAACGTATGGCTGTAAAAGAAAGTAGACAACAACAAAAAGACAATGTAAGAGGTGTTAAAAAAGAATCACCAGCTAGCATGAAAAAGAAACCAGGTGGAAAAAGAAATCCTTTAACAAGTTCACCTATGGGTGATACTAGTGGTGATAAGGTTTATGGACCTGCTACAGCCGCTATATCTGCTGGTAAAAAAGTAATTAAAGGAGGTAAAAAATTAATTAAAGGAGCTGCTAAACTTGGTAAAAAAGTTGTTAAAGGACTGAAAAAAAATCAGGAGCTAGCACAGACAGGTGGTCCTTATAAAAAGAAAAACAAAAAATAATTAATCATGTTAATAAACGCAAGTGTATATACTAATGCAATCCCGGTAGCAATAGATAACGATATAAATATTCCGGGACCAAAAGCAACAAAGTCCGGTACTACAAGTAGTTTAACTAATAATAAACTAGTAGATACTAGTGGCGCGTTTCTACAAGTAATAGGAGCCAACGGTGCTGTTAGTAACCGTGGTGTTCAAGTAGGACAAATAGTATATAACATGACCGCTGCAAGTACTTCTGCTTGGGAAGGACCAGAAGCAGCTGTAGTTACCGCGGTAGATAGTGACACTGTGTTAACACTTAATAAAAATATATTTCCTGTGACAGGCGCGCCTTCAACAACTCAACAATATAAAATATATGATGCAAATCAAGCTAAACCAAAAGGAGCTATATTATATGTTGGGGATAAACAAGGTCAAAACGCAGAAATTAAAAGTGATATATTTGTAAAAACTATTGATGGAGACGATGTTTTCATACAAGGAGTTTCTGCAGGTGAAACATTAGATGTAGTAGTTCAAAGAGTTATGGTAGGAACAGCAGCTAACGCTGGTGCAGGAATACCTAATACACTTACTACTGCTAAAGAAATAACAGCATTTATATAAACAATTAAAAAAATAATTATGCACCCAATACATAAACACATGAGCTCTAGAATGGGAGCTCGTAAAGCAGACGAAAGATATGACGCTAAACAAGCGTATAATAAAAACTTAAGCGGTAAAGCTAGATTACATTATCTTGAAAATGATATAGCTGACAAAGGTATGTCAATGAAATCACCTATGGACATGAAAGCTCCTATGGATATGAAAGCTCCTATGGATATGAAAGCTCCTATGGATATGAAATCACCTATGGATAAGAAAAAATCAGCAGCAAAAGCAGCAGCATCTATGTTACCAGCAGTAGGTGGAGGTGCAGCAGCAGGCGCAGCTAAAGCATTTAAAAAATCTAAAGCAGCTAAAAAAGCAGCATCAATGGTGCCAGGAGTAGGTTCTGCAGCAAAAATGAAAGCACCTATGAAAAAAGATGGTGAAATAGAAAGCGCTAGGCAAGAAAAGAAAGATCTTATGAAGGATAATCCAGTAGATAAAGACGCTTCAGGAAAAAGATTACGTGGAGGTAAAAGACCTAAAAGAAAACCTACCCTAAAAGAAATACAAAATCGTAAGTCCCCAAAAGGTAGAATTTACGGATAATGTCTTACATACAACGCTTTGGTATAAGTAGAAAATCTCCTTTAGCTCTTTCACCTCCTAAAAAGATAGTTAATGAGTCTAAGGAAGCAAATAAAAAAGATACAAATAATAAATTAGAAAATCTTAAAAAGAAATTTTCTAGTTCATCATCTACGCCAGGTCATGATATTATTGAAAGAAATGTTATGATTGGTGATACTACAGCTAAGCCAAATAAGTTTTATCAAACACCTGAAGAAGCGATGGCTTATATTCCTGAAGGATCAGTCAGTGGAGGGTCAAGTGGAAAAGATGGAGGATCAAATTGGTTAGACTACACCCAAGATATTTTAACAGGCGCTGGAATGACTCCTGGTTATGGTATTTTTGCAGATGGAGCTAATTTTTTACTATCTGGTGCTCGTGCTGCACACGGAGCTTTAACAGGTGGTGATGTTAAAAAGCATGTGGTTAATATGGGTCTTGCTGGATTAGGAGCTATACCTGTTCTAGGTCAAAATGTAAGTAGTGGTAAACTAGCTGCTAAATACATACCTAAAACAGTAAAAGCAGCACAAGCTCTAAGTAAAAGTGGTAACATAATGAAAGTTGGTAAACTAGCTGGTAAAATTAAAAAAGCAAAAGTTGGTAGTAAATACTTATTGTCATCGGCAGCTTCTGAACCATACGCTGGGTATACTCCAAAAAATGTTAGTCCTTAATTATGTCTTTTAAATTAACACCTCCGTTTAAAAAAAATTCACCTATATATGAGCGTGAGTTAGAGCCTGGAACTATGGGTAAAGGTAATAAAAATGGTACTATACTTATTGGTAGTGATGTGCCGTTGCACAAACATGAAGATGTTATAGCGCATGAAGAAGTTCATATTGATCAGGTAAAAAGAGGTGATCTTGATTATGATGATGAAAATGTATATTGGAAAGGTAAGGCATATTCAAGATCAACAATGCATGAAGGAGCTAAAGATCTACCATGGGAAGCAGAAGCATATAAAAAATCATGAGTAAAAAGAAATTTAAAGATACAACCGTTGGTCAACTATTGTTTGGCGCAGCATCTGTAATAAATCCTACATTAGGAAGTGTATTACAAGGAGTGACTTCACCTAAAGAAGCTATTGAAGCTATTACTAAATCTGACGTTAGTTTAGATGATAAAATAAAGCTACAACAATTAATATACGAGCAACAGAACAAAGAGATACAATCTATCACTTCCAGATGGCAAGCCGATGCTTCATCAGATTCATGGCTTTCGAAAAACGTACGCCCACTAGTATTAGTGTGGTGTATAGTTATATTTTCGTTAGCTGGTATTCTTGATAGTATTGATGACTTGCCTTTTCATATTAATAGCTTATGGAATGATACTTTTGAGAAGGTCATGATGTCTGTAATCTTAGCCTATTTCGGAGGTCGCACAACTGAAAAAGCTACAAAAATATATAAAAAGTAAAAGTTACTATTAACAAGTAACTATAAATATAGTAATAATAATAATAATAATTAAAATTTAATCAAATGGCAAAAAGTGGAAAAATTAAAGAATTAGAATTAAAAAATATCAACGAGCAAAATAATACTTTGCAAAGAGCAGTTTTCGATATGGGTGCATTAGACATCGAAAAAAACAAAAAAATGCAAGAATATAAAGCTGCATTAGAGGTTTTAGAAAAAACTAAACAAGAGCTTGAAGCAAAATATGGAGCAGTTAATATTAATTTAAAAACAGGTGTTTGGGAAGAAGTAGAACTTCCTGAATTAGAAGAAGTAGCAGAAGACTGTGATGATTGTGGTGAAGAAAAGAAAGAAGACTGCGAAGACTGCGAAGATAAAGAGTAATGTATTCAGTTATAAGAAAAATCAGTATTGGTGCTGATTACAAGAATGAAGCTATGCATTATTCTGTAGGCCAACAAGTATATGGTGGCCATGTAATAAACAATATTGATCACAGCGAAAGAGATAATTCTTATAATATATTTATAAAGAAAAATGATGAGATAATGCCTTGGAAAAAATTTAATTCCAACATGGCTATATCTGTTGAATATGATTTAGAATATTAATGAACAGTATATATGATTTTATTGTAACTCCTACAAATAGTAGATATAACAATAAAGTTAAAGTAGGCGACAAAACTCTTATTGTTAATTCTAATATAGAAGATCACAAAATGGTTAGTCGCCATGCTACTGTTGTTTCAGTACCTTTAGCGTATAAGTTTGATATTAAAAAAGGTGATGAAATAATAATACATCATAATATTTTTAGAAGATGGTATGATGTTAGAGATAATCAAAGAAACAGCAGTCAATACTTTAAAGAAGATTTATATTTCTGTAAGCCTAATCAGATTTATTTATACAAAAAAGGTGAAAAATGGTTGCCGTTTATGGATAGATGTTTTGTAATGCCTATTAAAGAAACAAACTCTATAACAACTAATTTAGAGCAAAAATGTGTTGGTATACTAAAAATAGGTAATAATACACTAGAGGCACAAGATATTAACCCAGGAGACTTAATAGGTTATAAACCAGGTCGTGAATGGGAGTTTGTTATTGATAGCAAGCGAGTTTATTGTATGGAATCAAATGATATTGTAATTAAATATGAGTACAAAGGAAACGAAGAAGAATATAATCCAAGCTGGGCGAGTAGCAGTTAAAGAATTAATTAAAGTTGCTAAAGAACCTATTATAGATTTTGGACCAGATATTTCCGCGGACAGATTAAAGAACGCAGCTGCTACAAAAAAGTTAGCTATATTTGATGCTTTTGAAATACTTAATCGTATTGAAGAAGAACAAAACATGCTAGAGGACAAACCTAAAGATGAACCTAAAAAAGATAAATCTTTTAAAGGTTTTGCTGAAAGAAGAGCTAAGTAATGTACAAGCAAAGTTTATACAAAGTACTTGATAATTATATAAAACCTAAAATTATAAACCGTCTTAATCGTTATAAAAAATGGGAATACGGTTATAATAAAGAGCATGATATTATAGTTATTAGTAAGACAGGCGAAATAGGTGAAATATATGAAATACAAAACTTAAAAATAGCTTTACCAAAAGCTAAAAATATACATAAGTTTGAAGATGATAGATGGACAAGATTTGAATATCCTAAAGTATTATCAAGAATAAAAACAGTGTTTGACTGGAGAGAATATCCAGAGGACTTTAAAACAAAATGGTATGATTACATCGATAATGAATTCACTCGTAGGGAAGAAGGTTTTTGGTTTTATAACAAAGACGTTCCTACTTACATTAGTGGTACTCATTACATGTACTTGCAGTGGTCTAAGATTGACGTCGGGGCACCAGACTTTAGGGAGTCAAATAGATTATTCTTTATTTTCTGGGAAGCTTGTAAGGCAGATTCACGATCCTATGGGATGTGTTACCTTAAGAACAGGCGTTCCGGGTTTTCTTTCATGGCCTCAGGAGAGGTGGTTAACTTGGCAACCATATCAAGTGACAGTAGGTATGGTATATTATCCAAGTCCGGTCCTGATGCAAAGAAGATGTTCACAGATAAGGTGGTACCCATATCAGTTAATTA